GTGTTATTTTATTCGGACTATTAGGAGCCGCTATCACTGGACGAGTAACTTTTTTAATTTCCGGGCTCGCATGCCTTTTATTGATAATTCTCATGTACAAAAACAACCCCTCTTTTAGCCACAGTCCATCCGATGGATTTACGAATGCAGGTGTTGAAAATTTAGCATCCAAAGTTGATTTTGGACCAAGCAACGATTCAAACTCGCCAAAACTTCCAACCAAACCCGTGTCATTAACACCCGACAATTTACCAGACCTTCTTGACGCAAATTTCGAAACTGGGACATCAAATAACCCATTTTCAAATGTACTTTTAACAGACATAACGGATAAACCTGAAAGACTTTCAGCACCTCCAGCCTTTAATCATGTTGTAGGAGAACAAATCAATGACAATATGCGTAAAAATGTACGCGAGCAACACGATGATATTCCAAACGCAGATGACCAAATGTTTGGAGGAGTGTTTAGTGGAAATCAGTTCAAAATTTTTAATAGAACGTTTTACTCAACACCCAGTACTCGTGTAACAAACGACCAGGGAGCGTTTGCGAAATTTCTTTATGGAGACATGCCGTCCGGAAAAGAGCAGACACCAGAAGGAAGTATTATACGGGAAGAACGAGCTCAAAGACATATACTCAGATAAACAATGAATTATATTATAACCCACAATGTAAACATTAATGTTATTATTTTAAGAGCAATTGTGTCCATCCTCACTACAAGGAACATTATTTATTGTCCAACTTCCAGGATTAGCAAAAGCACATGTTTTTTCTATTCCTAACTGATTTTCACCTAATACTAATCTCATAAATCCAAGTTCTCCCCAGTATGAACCCCATGAATTACGAATTATCCAATATTGTTTATTAATAGATTCGTCATATCCCCATCCAACAATAGATATAATATGATTAATTATCTTAGGTTTATGTGGAACATCTAAAACACCACCCATATAATCAACAATAGCTTCAGCATTGATTCCACACGCTATAGGTCCATTTTTGTATATTTCCGTCATCATATTATTATTACCTTTAACTGCTCCATAACTATCTATAGTTGCGTTTGGGTATTGTAATATTGGAGTACATGTTCCACCATATGAAGTAAATGTATCACATGTTTTACAAATATTAGTAGAAGTACATTCAAACATATCTTTGTTTTCCTGACATAGTTTTTCTTCTGAATCATTACTACATGCTTGATATACCATACAGTCTTCATATGGAATTGACCCATACTTATAAATAGCTTCGTATGTTGCTAAATGGTCTCCACCATTACAACTACCACCCATTTTACAGTTTAACAAAAATTGTATACTAAGATTAATATCGGGCCATTCTGCCTTACGCATAATTTTTATTCTGTCTGATAACGAACTTATACTCCCATGTGCCCAACATGAACCACAGTATACTGGTATATGCTGATTTAGATTTTTTGTTAAATAATTTACACCATCAACATTCGACCATGTAAATGATTGTGGTAAGTTAATGTCTGTAGTATGTTGAATTTCATGTAATTCCATATCAATTGATGGAACATATTCATTCATTCTGGCATCACCACCAATAAAACTAAAAAACATTAAAAAGGGTAAAAACATTTTATATAATAAAATTAAAAAAATAATTTTTATTATACTAATTGTTGAATTTCTTCGGTAATTGAACTCATCTTAAAATATAAATATTAATATTATTATGTATGCTTAAATATATTTCAATTATTAATAAAATAAATGGAATTAATAATAAATAAAAAGGGAAAAAAATATAATTATCACGAGTTACAGCTATTTAATCGAAATGATAATTTACATTTATCGTGTATTAATAATGTTTTATCTGAAGCCGAATGTGATAATTTAATTAATATAACTGAAAACTTAAAATATAAAGAAGCAAGTTTATTTACAATAAATGGTAAAGAATATTTTGATTATTATACAAGAAAATCACAACGATGTATAATTGATAATTTTGATTTTGCTAATAAATTATTACAAAGAATTAAACATTATATACCTCACATTTATCGCGGTAAACAATTCCATTCAATAAATGAACGATTACGTTTTTTAAAATATGAGACTGATGACAATTTTAACAGACATATGGATGCTTGTTATTCAGATGAAAGCAATAATATATCATCAATGATAACAATATTAATATATTTAAATGAAAATTATGAAGGAGCGAATACTACATTTTTTACTAATTCAAACGACAATAAAGGATTTTCTCTTGTCCCAAAAATAGGTATGGTGTGTTTAATGGACCAAGATATTCAACATGAAGTACCACAATTATTAAATGGAATAAAATATGCTTTACGAACAGAATTAATGTATGAGAATTAAGTATTGTTTTAATAATTATTCCTTAAAATAAGTAAGAATACGGACGAACGCGTATATTCCACTCATAAAACATGCGAGATGATTTCATAATACCAAGGGCATGTTTGGGTTCTAAAGCAGAATTAATCAATGTTTCATATTTATTATACCACAAGTACAAATCTTTGTACGATTTTATTTTCGTTCTACTTGTAATTTTTGTAATCTTTTTTTTCTTATCTTTCTTAGATTGGTTTTGGTTTTCAGCATACTCTTCGAGAAGGCGAACATTTTCAACCAATACAAGTAACCATTCGGTTTGATTAATAGTATCCTTTGTATATTTAGAAAATTCTGGGTCTAATATAAAAGTTCCCCAAATGGAATGAAGTAATGGTATTTGCATAAAGTTCACACATTTAACTGGGTGATGAGACCTATAATCGGCATTTTGGTCATAAAGCCATTTACAGTAAAAATTTACTTTTGAGTTAGATGACGGACGAGGACAATGATAAGTCATTGAATTTGGACTCCAATCATATTTTTTCATATGTTCTTTAATTTCAATCAAAGTTGAATTCCATAAATCAATACAATGATTTATTCTATCATTCTCAATTACACATGTACCCACTTCACGACCAATCCCGACAACAATCCCAAATTCTTGTACATGTTCCATATTTGTTTCAACGGACGATTGGTTATCAGCCATTATTAATATGTTAAAACGCAAACATATATGTAAATCATTTTTATTTATTACATTATTCTCTCGTAATTAAATAATTTTTTCCGAAATGTTTGAATATAGTCATCAGTAAATACATGGGTTTTAATATACATGGGTGTTAATTTATCAATCAACATATGAATAATAAAAAACAAAGAGTACATTCCACATTCTGTATCCCCTCGCTGATGTTCAATATCTTCATTACTATCGACTTTAAAGTGAATAGGTGGAGTTAATTCCTTTCCTTGTTTACACACTCGTTTAATAAAAGAGTCCACTTCCTTTGGCATTTTATTACCAACACTATCGTAAAAGAAAATATTGCGTTTCTTAATATTGATAAATAAGGAAATCCAATGCTCACCTGTTTTACAATGAGGGTCTGTATTAAAAATAATACCAATTTTAGTTTTATGTGCTTCCAGACGACTTTTTAAACTAAATGTACACATTTTATTACATACACATTTATCCATTTTACTTGTATCACGCGAATCAAAGTCAATTGGTGTCGGGCCAATAAACTCAAAACAACCATACGCTTTTTCATATTGACTCATCACTTTATCTATATCCAAGTTTGACAACCACTCATTCGGATTCGAATGCCACTTGTTTGGGTATTGTGGTTTGAAATTATCGGACAAATGTAAAGAAGATGTAGGTGTGGTAGATAAATTAATGCCGCCAGTATGATTATTTTTCTCCAATTGTTTTATCCAACATAGTTCATTAGTACACATGTTTTTTAAAAGTATAGATAATTTACGGTGTATTTTTTTAGGAGAATCTTCGGTAATTTTGTTCATTGGGTTTTGAGAATTCCATAATTCCTTTAAATAATTCAGTGAATCATTTGTATAACACGTGTAATCATTCAATTCTCCAGGTCGTTTTGGGGCACATTTACGTTTATCATAAAGGGTATTATCTCCCCTATGTTTTCGTTTATATGTTCTACGCTGCTTATTGTTCCTCTTGTTAGTTTTTTTATTTTTTCTATTTTTAGATTTAGTTTTATATGTAGTTTTAAATTTAGGCTTAGACTTAGACTTAGACTTAGACCTAGTCTTGGGCATATTATATTATATTATAAACAGTTATAAAAATACATTTTTGCTCAATATGATTGTATTTATTTTGTTAACTGAATAAAAATTGATTTAAATATAATATGTTTGATTGCGTGTATAACTAAATATGGATAAATACAGTGAAATTATGTATGATGATAAAGTTGTTAAAGATGTTCCTACCAAAAAAATACATGTTCCAAAGCCTATTATAAAGTGGGTTGGTGGAAAAACACAAATAATAGATAAACTTATTGTGGAATTTCCAATTGAAATAAATAATTATCGTGAAGCATTTGTAGGAGGCGGAAGTGTTTTATTAACTTTACTATCTTATGTCAAAAGTGGATTGATACACATACATGGTAATATATACACATACGATTTGAATGAACCCTTGATTTATATGTATAAAAATATACAAACTCACCATACAGAATTATATGATAGACTACAGCATATTATTATAGAATTTAATGAATGTGGAAATGGAGAAATTAATAGAAAACCAATAAATATTGAGGAAGCCAAAATAGCAAAAGAAAATTATTATTACTGGACAAGAAGTGAATATAATAAATTATCTGTTAATGATAAAACAACTATATTGGGTTCGGCTATGTTTATATTCTTAAATAAAACCTGTTTTAGAGGTATATTTAGGATTGGACCCAACGGATTTAATGTTCCATATGGACACTATAAGAATCCAGAAATTATAAATAGGGACCATCTTGATGAAATACATGATTTAATTCAGCCTGTAATATTTGAATGTTGTGATTTTAATACATCACTAACAATTGTTGAACCTAATGATTTTGTATATCTTGACCCTCCATATGCGCCTGAAACTGATACTTCATTTGTTGGATATACGAAAAATGGATTTAATATCGATAATCACACTAATTTATTTAATTTAATACATATTTTAACCAATACAAACAAAAAAATGATGTTGAGTAATGCTGATGTAAGTTTGGTGCGCGAAAACTTTACAAATGAAAAGTATAATACAACATCTATTTTATGTAAAAGGTCTATTAATTCTAAAAACCCAGACGCAAAAGCAAAAGAAGTTATCATAAAGAATTATTAATGATTAATGATTAAATACTTGGTAATATAGGTAAAATTAATTCACTGAATCTTATATATTCAATATTCCATGTACTTGCTAAATTTAATATTTGTTTCGTTTTGTTAGTGACATTTTCTCCGAAATATTTAGTCTTTCCATTAGTAAGTTCGTCCTCTTGATTTGCTACACAGACGATTCTCAAGGGTTTTCCGTATAATTCAGGTATATTTTGATATTTAATCCATGTTCCATATACTTTTTCTCCTGCTGTTCCATCTACCCACCAATTAGAGGTCTTTACCTCATAAATATATTCATCAGTTTCCCAGTCAGGTTCAAACCCATCTTTACGTTCCACTTTTCTGGGATTTTCTCCACGCAATTGAAGCACATCATATACCAGTTGCTCACCTAATAACGTTGTCCATTGACCGTTATTGGTTTGTTGTATCATATCATTACCCCATTTTTTTTCGGATTCTTGAAATTCTTTTTTTTGTTGGGCTATAGTTATTCCATCTTTCTTTTTTATTTTTTGTGGTTTTACTGTAGCCCATATAACACGAGATGATAGACTGGTTCGGCGAGCCATTTTATTATTGACGTCCTTTTCAATCTTCTTGGCTTCCTTTTCAGCCTTATCAGCTTCTTTAAGTTGTTTGGCAGCAGCCTTCGTAGCTTCCTTTTCAACTTCTTTGGCTTCCTTTTCAATTTCTTTGAGTTGTTTTGAAGCAGCCTTCTCAGTAAATTTAACTTCACTCAGAGTTATATATTGCTGTGTTATCATTTTAATATGAATTGTATTTTAATTATTTAAAATACTTCATTTTTATTTATCTTAATAAGTTCTGATTTACATAACGACATAAGTTTTCTCTCATTAGTTTTCTTCCATTTTTATGATGACTAAACTCATTTACATATAAAAAATAAGTAAATGATTTACCATTTAAAAACAATTTCATAAAACTATAAAATGGAGAAAAAATGGAACACATACTGGTTTAATTATATTAAAAATAATCTTGATAAAGACTGGTGCTGGGACGGTCTAAGTCATAATAAAAATATTACTTGGGAAATAATAAATCAAGTCCCAGAGAACAAATGGTCATGGGAACGATTAAGTCAAAACAATGTAATTACTCGAGAAATTATGTATCAAAATCCAACAAAACCATGGGTATGGGAGTGGTTCTCAACCATCGACTATTCTATAGTAGAACAAAAATCAAAAAATGCGTGGAAATGGAGAGAATTAAGTGAAAACTTTAAAACAACTTGGGACGAATTAAAAGACGGACCATATGAATATTATAACTGGATTGTGTTAAGTCGCCACCCAAATATTACATGGGAGATTATAACACAAAATAAGAACATGTCATGGCACTGGGGAATTGTATGTTCGAATCCTAATATTACATGGGATATAATCACAAATAATCCAGACTATCCATGGGACATGTACTGGGTAAGTCGTAATCCAAATATCACTTGGAACATTATTAAGGAAAATCTGGATAAAGATTGGAATTGGATGAATTTAAGCGAACATCCTAATATTACATGGTCGATTGTAAAACAAAATCCAAAAATGAAATGGAACTACAGAGTATTAAGTTCTAATCCCAATATTACAATGGATATAATAGAACAAGAACCAGACCATAAATGGTGCTGGTCAAATTTATCATTAAATTACAATATTACATGGGAAATAGTAGAAGCAAATCCTGATAAGCCATGGAATTGGACATATTTAAGTTGGAATAAATTTGATTATACAAGAAAACATTTTGAACTAAGAGTAAAGCATCAAGAATTTGTTCAAAAATATTTATTGGAGGAGTTTGTTAAAGTGTATATGCATCCAAATCGAATAATAAAAATGTTAGAATTAGGATATAATATTGACGAATTAGATGATATATTATAAATAACATATCCTCAAGGATTTTTAAATGTAATTATTATGATTAACCAATTGTAAATTTATTAAACTATTTTAAATACTACACTTTTATTATCGGAAGTTCCTCCTCCGCTTGTTACATCGTTATAATTTTTACTGTGAGCCATCTCCTTCTTAAATCTGGTGTAATCAGAACTGTTATAAACATAATTACCCTGACCACTGGCAAGAGGAACACCTACTGTATCGTCTACTATATTTCGGCGACTTAGTAAATCTCCCGCATTATTCACTGTTCTAAATGGTCCTTGGGCCAACCCAAGACCTGCTTTTTTGAGCTGGGATTTATATTGTGTGTTCCATGCATTTCGTAATCGAAATCGGATATGCTCAAATGATTCATGGGTTCTATCCGCTCCAATAATAGGTCGCGGCATAATACCATGATGTCGTTTTGCTTCGGCTGCGTTAAACGCTTCCGCATTTGCTGTAATAAGCATTGAACCAATAAGAATAGTTGAATAATTCCCAAAATTAAATGTATCTCCAGCTGTAACAGTTTGAGTAGAAGTACCAATAACTGGACCACTTGTTGTAAGCGTCATATTACCATTTAAATCGGAAATTAATGTAACTGAATTCTCGGTATTAAAAGAAAAAATAAATTGAGTACCTGCTAATACCTTCACATAAGCATTTCTACCATTTAATTGGGCCATAGTAATTTCGAATTTATTAAATGCCGAAGATGAATCTGTATTAAATAATAAAGTAATAGGTTCGAAACTTGAACTTCCCACAAT